AGTGAACAACTCTCTAAGCCCTTTCGACAAACCAAGAGAAATATATTGAAGGATTTATGATTTATGTCTAAAGACAAGAAAAAACTTGATTTAAGTAATGATAAGGCAATACAAAAAGCATTTGGAAAAGTAATCTCGAAAGGTTCTGAACTAATTTCTGTTAAGAAGAATCTGAAAACTCTCACAGTCAGTCCAGCACTAGATATTGCTTTGAATGGAGGACTTCTAGAAGGTAGCTGGGTCATAGTTTCTGGAGATCCAAAGACTGGTAAAGAACAACCCGTTTCTGCTATTGTTTATACTCCAAATGGACCCAAACTAATGGGTGAAATTAATCTTGGAGATATTGTATGTACTCCTGATGGAAATACAGCAAAAGTTAAAGCAGTTCATCTAAATGGAACAAAGGATGTATACAGGGTTCATTTCAATGATGGAACATATGCAGAATGTGGTTTAGATCATCTATGGAAAGTTGGAATAAATTACCATGGTAGATCTGATTCGGAAATAGTACTTTCTCTTCGTGAGATTCTTGATGCGGGCCTGTTTTATTCTGACAGACCAAGATTCAAAATACAACTAACAAAAGAAGTTCAATTCTATACTCAAGATGTTCCTATCGATCCCTATATCTTAGGTGCAATACTTGGAGATGGAGGAATTTCAGCAGGATCTGCAATATTTACAAATATAGATGAAGAGATACTTACTAAGTTTCAACAGGAATGCAATAATCGAGAATTGAAGCTCAAACGTATTACAAAAGACGGCATAAGCTATCGTATATCTGGCGAATCCAAGTATCGTAATTCAATTGTTCAGGATCTAAAAAAACTTAAGCTATTTGGATTGACTTCACATTATAAATTCATTCCAGACATCTATAAATATAACTCTATTGATGTCAGATATTCCGTTATTAATGGATTAATGGACACAGACGGATATAATGATTCTGGTAAAGTGGCTGAATATACTACCGTATCAGAAAAATTAGCATATGATTTTGTTGAAATTATTCAATCTCTAGGATATACAGGAAAAATCAAATATCGTACAACTAAATGTGATGGAAAAGTATTTCCATCATATAGAGTACATATATCTGGAAATGATATATCAAAACTATTCTCTATAACTAGAAAAAAGATTGATCACAAAAGAATAAAGGGGGATCTTTTTAGAACAATAAGAAAAGTAGAGGTTGTAAGATCAGAGGAATGTAGATGCATAGAGCTAGATAATAATGATCATCTCTATCTGACAAATAATTTTGTAGTAACTCATAATAGCACAACTTGTCTGCAAATATGCAAAAACGCTCAAGATGAAGGCAGACCGGTAATCTATATAGATGGAGAAAGCAGACTTAAGGCTTATAATCTATCTGGAACTCATGGTCTAGATCTAGATAAGATTCAGATAGTTCATAGTCCAGAAGATTCAGAATCTTTATCAGCAGAAGATTTTCTTGACATTGCAGAAAGTCTTTTCAAGCGACCAGAAAATAATGGTGCAGTATGCATTATAGACTCATGTTCTTCTTTAGTTCCAAGATCAGAACTAGAAGAGAGTTCTTCTGCTACAATTCGTGCATCTCTGCCAAAACTACTAGCACACTGGATTAAGAAGAATGCACAAAACGTTGTAAAGAACAAGATAATTGTAGTTATCATTACGCATTATATTACCAATACTTCTGGATATGGTAAAGTCAAAGTTCCAGATTGTGGAACAATGGTTCAGTATCAAGCTGACACAAGAATGGATATAACGAAAATTGAACCGTGGGAAGAAAATAGTAAAAAGGTTGGACAGTTAGTGCATTGGAGAGTAGGATGTTCATCACTTGGCTCATCTGGAACAGACTGTATCAGCTATATCAAATACAATAAGGGAATCGATAAAGAGAAAGAGATTATAGAGCTAGCAGAATCATTTGGGATTATCGAAAAGGGTGGAGCTTGGTATAGTATTCCCTTTCTAGATAAGACTCATGGCTTTGACGAATCTCCAAAATTTCAAGGCCAATCCAAGATATACGACTTCTTAGTTGAGAGAAAAGATATATTCGATCTCATCAAGAAACAAGTAAAAGAAATGCTCTGAAATGAAAGTTGTTGGATTTGACAATAAAGAACATAAATTCAATTTCAGTAAAAACAAAAAGCGGCGATATCAAGAAAATAAGTCCTCATTACATAGTAAAACTAGAGAGCTATTAAAAGAGTTATTTCCCAGATTATCTATCTATGAAGAAGTGACTCTTCCGGGATCTAAAAGAGTTGGCAGATCATCTTTACTCTATGCTGATTTTTTTATACCAGAATTGATGCTGATCGTTGAAGTTCATGGTAAACAGCACTATGAATATTGTTCTTTCTTTCACAAAGATGTAATGGATTTTCTCAAATCCAAAAAAAGAGATTCAGACAAGAGCGATTGGTGTCTAATGAACGATATAAAGATAGTGACGCTCCCATATAATGAGGAAAAACAATGGAAGAATTTGATACAACAAGTGGCGAATCAATAGAAGTTTTACAGAAGTTTACCAATTGGGTAGAAACATTCTGTAAAGAGAATAATATCATAGAGTACAAGGACCGGAACGAGTACGAGCCAATCATTAATATGTCTAATGGCGAGATACTCAGCTTGTCCAGTGACGAATGTTTTGCCAACGCCTTGACTTTAATGAATTATGCTGGTATACTACAGAAAAAATATGACTTGATAGATAGTCAATACAACTGGTGTATTGAAGCATTGAATTTTCTCTATGCTAAGTATTGGGACAATTATGATAAGTTCCTACCAGCAGAAATTAGAAAGAAGTCAATAATTTCAGATAATTCCTTTGCTCAGTCTATCGAAAAGTGCAGACTAAGGCTATATGCCAGCATGCAGATCTTATCTGAAACAACTAAAGACATCAAGAGAAGAGTAACGCTATTTCAAGATTTTGGTAAGTCAAGGAGTTTCAAATGAGTAGAACACCGCTTGTGATTTTAGCTAGCGAGATAGCTTTTATGCTTGAAGAAGCTATAGATAACAAAGATTGGACTCTGGTCTGTAATGTCTATAGCGAGCTTACTGGAGAGGTAAAAGAAGTCGAGGACGATAAAGTAGACAACAACTCGTCCGTTGACGAGTTCTTATCTGCATTGAGAGAGAAACTGAAGAAAGAACTAGAACAAGAAAAAAAGATTGAGCCTAAGAAGAAAGTAGCTAAGAAACAAATAAAAAAGACCGTCGAGGTCAAAAAATCCGACGACTTTACGATTGACAGAAAAAGAAAGTCTAGAAAACCAGTTACGTCTGCTGGTAATAATAAATTCGAAACAATGACTGAAATTATTGCAGAAGCCGGAAGAGATAACGGATTTGATAAGATTAATGACTCTGTGAAGCCATCTGAAAGAACTAGAAGACCATTTACTAATAAGAGAATATCCTGCTTAGAGTGTAGCAAATCTGTTGAAGTTCATCCAATGTTTGTTAAAGAGAACTATGTTTGTGATAACTGTATTCAAAAAAGAGGACGCTCTTGATGTCTAAGATAGAGACTAGTTTAAAAAACATAGCATCAGAACGTGCTGTTCTCGCCGGTTTGTTTCAGCATGGTCGAGAAAGTCTTATTGAAGTTGAGCTATTACTAAATGAGGATAGCTTTACTCTTGATACAAACAAGGTATTGTACAAGTGTATTCTTGATGCATTAAAGAATAAGGAAACCGCAGGCTACACAGATATTCTTTCGTCTGCAAAAAGTCTCAATCTTGACGAGTATGTTGAGAAGAATGATGTTCTAAAGCATATGTCTGGTATCATGAACACTCCTGTTCATATAGATAACATTCTAGAACATGCTAAGAAGTTAAAACGGCTAGAGTTTGCAAGAAAAGTACAATCTGAGTTGAGGACAATCTATACAGAATTAAACAAAGTCACTGGTGATGAATCTATTAATGAGATCTTATCATTAGCAGAATCCCCTATTCAGAACATATGTCTTTCCTACATAAAAGAAGACGAGCTATCTCCGAAAGCTATCGGAGATGATATTGATGCATATATTGACCATCTTGAGAACAATCAAGGTAAGTCTATAGGTATAACAACGGGTATGCCATCATTTGACAAGGCTATTGGTGGTGGATTAAGAAGGAAATGTGTTGATCTAGTTGCGGCTCGACCAAAGACAGGAAAGAGTTGCTACGGAGACAATGTTGCACTATATATTGCTAATACCCACAAAATTCCGGTTTTGATGCTTGATACAGAAATGAGTCAACAAGATCATGTAAACAGACTCTTAGCAAATCTTAGTGAGGTAGAGATTAACGAAATAGCGGCAGGAAACTTCTTTGGAGATCCTAACAAGAAGGATAAGGTTATAAATGGCTCAAAGATACTAAAAGATCTACCATATGATTACATTAGTATTGCCGGTAGACCATTCGAAGAGACTCTATCTATTGCCAAGAGATGGTTAATGAAACGAGTAGGATATGACGAAAATGGAGTCCTAAAAGATTGCGTGATAATTTATGACTATTTGAAGCTTATGACATCTAATAGCATTAATAACAACCTAGCAGAATTCCAAGTACTAGGCTTCCAAATTACAGCCCTACATAACTTTTGCGTAGAGAACGACGTTCCATGCCTCTCCTTTGTTCAATTAAACAGAGACGGCATTACGAAGGAAACTACGGACGTTGTGAGCGGATCTGATAGATTGGTCTGGCTATGTACCAGCTTCTCTATCTTTAAAGATAAGACTGAGGAAGAGAGGATCACAGACGGCATTAACTGTGGTAATAAGAAATTGATTCCTGTAGTTTCAAGACATGGTCCCGGCATAGAAGATAACGGTTACATATGCTTGCAAATGGATGGAAAGTATGCAAAAATCAGAGAGCTTGGTACAATCAGGAGTATAAAAAAGAATGAAAGCGGTGGTCAACAAGGATTCGCAGATCAAACAAATGATGATTCTGAAAATCAAACTGATGAAGAAGATTTTTGATATCTTAGAGTTTTTCGATATCACTAACTACTATGAATCAAATAATCTAATAATTAGCTATTGTCCGATCCACAATGGTGATAATCCAAGTGCTTTTAATATCAATATAGATGAGGACAATCTTGAGTATTATGGTAAGTGGTTTTGTAATACAAAACAGTGTCATCATGAAAAACCGGGTAAGGATATTCTGTCACTAGTATGGATGCTATTAGAGAAGAAGCATAATAGATCTGTCAAATTCAATGAAATGATAGAGTTTTGTAAAAGCTTTTGTTCTAACGTAGAAGTTGACGAGAGCGTAGTACGTATAGAAAATAATAGTGCTATTGATAAATTAATCAAGATCGAATCTAAAAAGAACAGTAAACTAAATAAGATACGAGTTAGTAGAGCTAGTGTACGAAAAAATCTGATATTTCCGGCACAATTCTATATAGACAGGGGCTTCAAAAAAGAGACTCTAGATACATTTGATGTTGGACTATGCATGAATCCGTCAAGTCAAATGTATCAAAGGATTGTATTTCCGGTCTATGATGAAAATGACGAGTTTATGATTGGATGTACGGGACGAACAATTTGCAATAGCTCTAGTAAATGGATAAATCAAAAGGGATTCAATAAGTCTAACTTTCTGTATAACTATGGTAAAGCGATTGAGCATATTAGAAGGACTAATACTATAATACTCGTTGAGGGACAAGGAGATATAATCAGACTCTGGGAAGCTGATATATTCAACGCTGTTGGAATATTTGGTAGTAAAATTAGCGATTCTCAAGAGTTTCTTATCCAAAAGACTGGCGTTTCAAATATTGTCACAATGACAGATAATGATACTGCTGGAAAAAAATGTACAAAAGAGATCCATGATAGATTCAAGCATTTATTCAACATATATACCGTAGAAATCCCAAAAAATGACATTGGCGAAATGACAGTCTCAGAAATTAATACACTTATAAAGCCACAAATAGAAGGAAGATTTTAATTAATCTTTTTTAAACAAAATTAAAGATTTTATTGGATTTGGATCTATTATAGATCAGGGAAATTATTATTATCTTCAAAATTCAAAAACTAAGAATACCATTACTCTCTATGAAATTATGTACGGCAAAAAGTGTGTATTTTCATTAGATCGAAAACGAAACAAGTTTCGAGAATTTTTCAATACCAAAGGAATAAAATATGACTAAAATTATAGCAATATCTGGGCGTCTTCAGAGTGGTAAAACAACACTGTCGAACTATCTTCATGGTCATGAAATGAAACGACATGATGTAATAGAGAAATTCTTCATGTCTCCAGAAGGCAAGCTAGTAGTTAACTGTACATTCCACGATGAGAATGGAAAAGAATTTGAAGAAATGGGAGTTCTAGAGCTAGATCAACAAACTGATGAATTCTATCAGTATGCTTCTCGTAGAGTTTGGCCACTAATTCGGGCATATAATTTTGCAGACTCTCTAAAAGAGATGTGCGTGATGTTGTTTAATATTCCTCCGGAGTGCGTATATGGCACAGATGAAGAAAAGAATACGATTCAAGAACACCTACGATGGGAGAATATGCCGGGGGTTATACTTCCAGATTGGCAAACGTGTATTGGCGACAGACATGGATATCCGTTATCTAAGAATGATTTGCTTGGTTTTGGAATAACCATTCACGAATCTGGCCCTATGACTGCCCGTGAGTTTATGCAATTCTTGGGCACAGACATAATGCGTAAAATATATGAACCAATCTGGGTAGAAAATTGCTTTAAGAGAATAGAGGGAGACTCTCCGGAGATTGCTATTATTGGTGATTGTAGATTCATCAACGAGATACAAGCAGTACAAAAGGCTGGTGGGAAAGTTATCAGACTAACAAGGTCGTTATATGAAAGCACTCACAAGAGTGAGACGAATGCTGACAATTATGAAGGATTTGATGGAGTCGTTGATAATCAAAACATGTCTATTGAAGAATCTTGTGATTCTTTTAAGAAAATTCTCGTTGGACTAGGAATTACTCAAAACACTAGGGAGACTGGTAAATACACAGTTTCAATTAAATGATTATATGTTTCCATCGTAGCTCATCGCTAGGTACACTAGAGATGTGCGAAATGAAATACTTCTTCCAGTATGTTCTCGGAATGAAAGATAAAACCGGAAAAAAGGCAGTCCTTGGTACGATTCTCCATCGTGTGATGCAAGTTCTTGCCGATAAGAAAATAGCCCAAAACAACAAATGCAAGAATCTGAAAAATGATGATATCAAGAATCTTACGTTTGCCCAATGTGATGATATAGAATATGTAACTAAATTATGTTTTGAGTACTACAAGAAACATGAGGAGGATGTTGGTCTGGATGAATCAGACTATAAGACCTGTGTAAAATGGGCATACAAGGCTCTAGCATATAATGATGGGGCACTTGATCCTAGAAATCAAAACGTACATGCTACAGAGCTATTCTTCGACATAGAGATCAAGAAACCTTGGGCACAATATTCATACAATGTGAATGGTAAAGAGTTCTCTGGATACCTATCAATAAAAGGAACCATAGACTTAATCATAAAAGAAAATGATTCATACTATCAGGTTCTTGATTATAAGTCTGGTAAAAGATTGAACTGGGCGACAGGACAAGAGAAAACCTATGAAGATTTATGCTCGGATAAGCAACTCCTATTATACTTCTATGCATTAAAGAATATGTATCCCGATCATGACTTCTATACTAGTATCTACTATATAAATGACGGTGGGCTTTTTGATATTGTATTTTCAGAAGAAGATTATCACAAAGCAGAGAAGATGCTAAAGGACAAATTTGAATATATCAAGTCTGTTCAATTACCAAAACTTTTATCTAATGATCAATCTCACTGGAAATGTACAAAGCTATGTAAGTTCTCTGAACAACTTCCGGGATCAAATAAGACCACTTGCAAGCACTTTCACGATCTGATAAAATCAGAGGGTATGACTGCCGTGGTCGATAAGCATGCGGACCTGAAAAAATTTGGACAGTATGGAAGCGGAGGAGGTAAGCTAGACAATGCTGAGAAATCATAGTCATTATTCACTCTTATCTTCAACTTCTCGCTCTAAGCAAATAGTAAAGATATGTGGCGATTACGGATATACACATGCTGGTATAACGGATATTGCCACCATCAGTGGCTGTGTCAATTTTATACAGTGCTGTAAAAAAGCGGGCATCAAGCCGATCCTAGGGTCAGAGATCATTCTTGATGATAACTCTAGACTGGTTCTGATTTGCAAGAACTACAATGCATGGAAGCAGTTGCTAAAAATCATATCTCTTGCTAATAACTTGGATAATTTTGATGATGAGCCAAAGATAAAACTTGACGATCTACTAAGCAATATTGATTGTGATAATTTTGTCTGCATAGATGGATTCGTCGGAAGCAAACTATTCTCTTTAGTACTTCCAAATACCGAGTGCATATTTCACTCTTTTGATGGAGATTCCATAGAGTCTTGTTTAGCCGAAGATGCCAACAATATAGCTTCTCATCACGTATCGTTCATGACAAGTAAATTCAAGAATTACTATCTTGAGTACAACGCCACTGATCATGAATCATATCCTGTTACTAGGATCATGCAAGATATCATATTTGGCGTAGATCCAGACTGCAAGATTACTATCCCCGACACAAGCTCTTTTTACCCGCAAAGACACGATGCTGTTGATCACAGGGTAATTATTTGTACTAAGCTCAAGACCACCATGAGGAAACTTGATCAGAAGATACTAGAGAAAAAAGACCTAGACTCCCTCAAGTTTATCAAGAGTAGTAACTATTATATCAAAGATCCTGAGTATCTTAAAGAGAGATATAAGCCTCAGTCCCTAGAAAATCTACAATCGATTACACTACTAGTCGAAGACCTAAATATCCTTTCTAATCCAAAGCTTCCCACATTCAAAACCCCAGATAATTCATCAGAAAATGAATATCTGAAACAGCTATGTAGGAATGGCTGGAAAAAACTAATCGCTGATAAGATAGATAAGTCTAAACATGATATCTATAAAGACAGGGTCTTGAAAGAATTGCAAGTTATCGATAATGCCAAACTGCCGGGATATTTTCTCATTGTTCAAGATTATGTAAATCACTTTAGGAATAAAGGATGTCTAATCGGGCCGGGAAGAGGTTCTGGTGGTGGATCACTAGTTTGTTATCTAACGGGTATTACATTAATTGATCCCATAAAGTATGGACTTCTCTTTGAGAGATTCTATAATGACGGAAGAAATACAGAAGATCATATTTCACTTCCAGATATTGACGTAGACTTTCCTCCAGATTATCGGGAGGAAGTTATTCAGTATCTAAAGGATAAATATGGAGAAACTAAAGTATGTCAGATGATAACATTTGGAAGGCTCGCTGGCAAGTCTATAATCAAAGAAATCCTGAGAGTTAATGAATCTTGTAGTTTTGATGTGATGAACGCAATCACAGAAAAGATTCCAAACGAAGCGGCAATTTCCGATCTTCTTGAAGATATGGAAGATCCATCAGTTATTAGATGGGCATTAGAGAATGATAGAGACTCCCTGATTGACTATTGCTGGCTAGACGATAATAATGAGCTACAGGGAGAGTACGCAAAAGTTTTTCAGCAAGCTATGCGTATGGAAGGAATATTTAAAACTAAAGGCAAACATGCAGCCGGGGTAGTTATCTCATCAGAAGTTCTAGAAGAGATATGTCCTATGGTAAAATCCTCAAGAGGTTCAGAGCAAATTGCAGGAATGGAAATGGGTGATCTTGAGGCTATAGGTGGTGTAAAGTTTGATATTTTAGGTGTGTCATGTTTAAAAAAGTTGGCAGAAACAATTAAAGAGGTTAATGATGAACTATAGGGACTATATCGTATACGATTTTGAAACAACTAGTGCTAATCCCTATACGACTCAGCCGGTGCAAATAGCCGCTGTTGTTGTTCACGGAAGAAAGCTTGAGATCAAAGAAGGCTCAGAGTTTCAGTCTCTTATTAAGCCAATATTTGACAAAGATAAATGTGCCGCTCTAGGGATAGACCCCCTAGAAGATGGTGCCGTTGCCGTTCACGGGAAGACTGAAGAAATCCTACAAGATGCACCTAGTGCAGAATCTGTATGGAAAAACTTTACAGATTACGTGAACCAGTTCAACTTTAAAGGTGGTAACTGGAGTGCCCCGATCTCGGTCGGCTATAATATAAAGGGATTCGATTCCATTATAGTAAATAGATTATGTACTAGTCCTCCATATAAGTTTGGCCCCGTTGATTCAAAACGAGGAGAGCAGGATCTGTTTAATAGAATCCATAGCATAGACATGCTAGACTTTATGTTTGCCATGTTTGAAAATAATAAGGATGTAAACTCTCTATCTGCCGATAATCTTATTAGAGGTTATATGGGATATGCAAAGGGTCAAGCTCATGATGCCATGGGCGACGTAATAATGACAGCAGAACTATTTTGTCGAACTATGAAGATGTTAAGAGCCACAGCAGCAAGAAAGAATTTCAAAGATGCGTTTTCCAATTGATATAACCCAAATTCCAGAAGATGATCCCAAGGTCTGGGAGATGATCGGAGAGGGAAGAGTTAAGGGCTGTTTCCAAATAGAAAGCTATCTTGGCAAAACGTGGTCTAAAAATGTAAAACCTCAAAATATAACAGAGCTAGCAGCACTTATCAGCGTAATTAGGCCAGGGTGTCTAAAAGTTATAGTTGATGGAAAATCCATGACACAACATTTCGTTGACCGTAAATTTGGAAGGGAAGAGATTCCAAGCTTACATCCATTGATTGATGATCTATTAAAAGAAACCTATGGCGTTATTGTATATCAGGAACAAGCAATGGAAATTGCTGTTAAAATGGCTAGATTTTCATTAAGAGAAGCGGACGATCTTCGAAAAGCAATTGGCAAGAAGAAGGCCGATCTCATGAAAGAGATTCGTGTAAAATTTCTTGAAGGCTCTATACAGAACAATATAGAAGAAGAGAAAGCTATTGAAATCTTTAATATGATTGAAAAGTCTGCAAGATATTCGTTCAATAAATCACATGGAGTTGCATACTCCATGATGGCATATTGGTCTGCATGGGTAAAATGCTATTACAATAAGAAGTTCTTCAAGAATTGGCTAAGGAACGCTGATGAGAAGGTAGATCCCGATTTTGAAAAAAGACAGCTTATTATGGCCGCTAAATCAGAAGGTATTAATGTTCGCGGTCCAAACATAAAGCTCCTTGAAGATAATTTTTCATGGCATGACAATGCAATTTGTTTTGGTATTTGTAATGTCAAGAATGTAGGCTCTGCTCATCTAGAACAACTAAAGAAAAGCTTTGCGGATCTCCCCCAAGAAAAGATGAACTGGACCAATATCCTCATAAATATACTTCCAAATATAAACAAGAGAGCAATAGAAAACCTAATCAGTGTTGGGGCGTTTACTGGACTTGGCAAGTCTAGAAGTGAAATGTTACATGAATACCACTGTATGATGGAATTAACAGATAAAGAGATTTCCTATATAGTTAGTAATTTTGATACTACTAATACAAATATCTCTGAATTATTATCTAAGATAATCTCTCTTGGAACTAAGAAACAAGGCGGGGGAATTTCTACTCAAAACAGGCTAGAGAAGATAGAGAATATATTAGTTAGGGTTAATAGTCCAGGCCGTAGCCTGCTTGACAATTCCGTAGTTTATGCTAAGATAGAGGAGCAACTACTCAGCTATTCGATCAACCATTCTGAGTTAAATGCGTGTTCTGGTGCTGCACATGCAAATGCCACCTGTAAAGAAGTGGCCGATGGCAAGAGCGATAATTCTATTCTTGCCGTTATGATAAAAAGGCTAAAGGAATACAAGACAAAGAATGGCGATTGTATGGCATTTCTCTCAGTAGAAGATGATTCTGGTGAGCTAGAAAATATCGTAGTTTTTCCCGATATATACGAGCAAAACAAAGATATAATGTATGAAAGGGCTACCGTATTGATATCCGGCGAAATCAAAGATAAGAAGAAGAATTCGTTCATTGTTGACAAGATTTTTGTAATTTAGGAATTGATATGAATCAGTGTACATTTTTAGGAAAAGTAAAGCAATGGGACTTCTACGCTTTTGAAGGTGAAACAGAGAGGATCGTTTTGGTCCTAGATATTGAAAACAAACGGAAGATGAATGGAGTTAAGAAGATAGATTATGAGAGACTCTTATTTGAGGCATGGGGAACCGCCGCCTTAACATTGCATCAAAATTTGAGGCTAGACGATTACTTACTAGTCATAAATTCTACTGCTAGGAAAAGCGAAGGTAGTGTTTGTTTTAGGATTAATGAGTTCAAAATCATGAATAGGAACAATTGAATATGGACAGTAAAGTTGAAAAGATGATTGAGGATAACCAGAGACTAGTCTATAGCATAGCTAACTCTATATATCGAGAAAATAAGCTCTTTAGTAAAGAAGATCTGATACAAGTCGGATTCTTAGCCTTGTGTAAGAGCGGACATAAATATGATGAAACTAGAGGCAAGGTATCAACTTTTATAACACATTGTGTTAGAAATGATATGCTAAAGTTTATTAAGTCGAATAAGATACAAGGCGAGTTACTATATTCTGAAAATAGAAATCTTAGCTACGAAAACGAAGATCTGTCATGTCTAGATTACAATAACTTCTTCTGTGCTAAGACAGAACTTGAGAGGAATATATTAAAACTCAAGATTAATGGAGATACCAATAAGAGCATTGCTTCAAAACTAGATATAACGCCAAACAAAGTATCTAAGTTACTATGTACAATGAAAAATAGAATGGATAGAAAAAACAATGTCTAGTAAACATAAAAAGAAGAAGGTTCTGTTTATATCAGAAGCCGCATATCTCAATACTGGATATGCAAAATATAGTAAAGAAATTATCTCAAGGATATTCAATACTAAGAATTACGATATAGCAGAGTTTTCCATTTATGGAAGTCCTGACGATCCAAGAAGGGCATCAATACCTTGGAAAAATTATTGCAATCTACCAAGCAATAATGATGAGCAGCAGGGAAATTTATACAACTCTAATCCGGCAAATCAGTTTGGAGCATGGAGATTTGAAAGAGTATGTCTAGATTTTGAGCCAGATATTGTTCTAACGATTAGAGATTTTTGGATGGATTCATTCATTTATCACTCTCCATATCGTAGAATATTTTCTTGGGCATGGATGCCAACTGTAGACGCTATGCCACAAAATCAGGAATGGATAGATATGTTTGCGGATGCGGAATATATACTAACATATTCTGATTGGGCTAAGTCAATTCTAGAACAACAGGGCGGAAGCACAATAAATACTAGAGGCGTTTCCTCTCCGTCAGCCTCTCCTGTATTTATTCCTCTTGATAGACAAAAAATCAGAAGTGAGTTTAATCTACGTGACGATATCAATATCGTCGGAACCGTTATGAGAAATCAAAGAAGGAAGTTATTCCCCGCTTTGATAGAGTCTTTTAGTGACTACATAAAGACTAATAATCTGAATAATACTTATCTTTATCTTCACACCAGCTTCCCCGATGCCGGATGGAATCTAGCAGAATTGTTTCATGAAAATGAGATTTCCTCTAGAGTCATAATGACATATGTTTGTGAAAATTGCAAGCATGTAGAACCATCATTCTTCAGAGATATCAAGAAGGTATGCGGATCATGTAAGCAGTATGCTTCTAGTCCCGCCAATGTTGGAAATGGAGTGTCAGATGAGGTCTTAGCAAAGATATACAATGTGTTCGATCTATATGTTCAGCCAGCCAACTCAGAAGGATTTGGACTTCCTCAAGTAGAAGCTGCGGCGTGTGGAACTCCAATAGCCTGCACAAACTATTCTGCAATGGAAGACGTTGTAAAGAAGCTTGGTGCATATCCAATAAGCTACTCTTACTATAAAGAATTAGAGACTGGATGTAATAGAGCCGTCCCCAGTAGAGAATCTATGACGGGGATATTCACACACTTCTTTTCTTTATCCGAAGAAGAAAGGCTAGAGAAGCGTAAAGAAACTAGAAATCTATTTGAAACTAATTATAGCTGGGAAGAATCAGCAAAAGAATGGATGAAGGTTATCGATGAATGCGAATACGCAGACTGGAAACAGCCTCCAAAGATCATACAGCCTCAAAAGATAAATATAGAGAATCCATCCAACTATGCGTTCATGGAGGATGTATTCAATGTATTCACCTATTATCCGCCACATAAGAGATCCCATTTCTATAGAACTATGTTGACTGATTTACAACGAGGAGTCACAAAAGGATCTTTTGATAATTTTTATGTTAGTGAGTTTTCTCCATATTCTTCAAATAGACCTAGACCAATAACTAGACAAGAGATAATTAAGTTATTTGAAAGCAGACTTCAAAATTATAACGTCTGTGAAGATGTTAGAGGAGACAGGTCTAAAATTGTAGAAAAGGATACCAAATGGCTAGCCTCATGACAAAATGCAACGGATGTTGCTTTTTTGATACCAAAGACAGTTCGTGTGAATTAGATCTACATAACGTTTTCAGAAATGTTAATGCTAAAGTAGAAGTTGTAGATGGAGTGTGTTTAGTCGATAGAATCTGTCAATATAGAAGAACAGAAGATTGGAATAATGATAAGTCTCTAGAAGAAAAAATACAGATATGTAGAAATGAAGTCTATCTATCTGGAACAATTGTCTTAATCGCTGATAATATAGATAACTTGTCAAATGCTATTGATGAGCTAATCGCCCCAAGTCGCTCAATGGACCTAGAGGTTTTATCCCGATCTAAACCATCGATCATAGACCAATTCAAGTTTATCGTACTATACAGAGACATAAATTACAATAAGCTCTTAGAGCTTTGTGGAAATTGCTTTAAGCAATATAAGCTGATTAACTACCTGACAGATGATATCGAATATCACATTCATCAGTCTTTAAAATATGCTAGAAATGGATACCTATTCATACTAGATAGTAATAAGAAGATAGATGTGTCTATTATAGACAAGGTCAATAATTTTGTGAATATTAAACTGATGAGATTATTGCATGTGTCCGGAAATGATGGACTACACGAATCAGTAAGTATGGTTCATATATACAAGTGGCTTAAAGGTGATCTACAGATTCCATTTGAGCTTAAACTAAAAGATATCTCATCCCAAGAGAATTCAGACCCTCAGACATTAACTTGGAAAGAAATAAATGAACAGTATAGTAGTTAATTACAGGATCGCTGGAGATATTAGCGAAGACAGATTTCGTGAGATAATAGATGGATGCTGTTCTACAAAATACAAAGTCATACTGAATCTTTATGATTTCTCTATTAGTAAGATTGCAGAATCATACCATCTCTCTAATAATCCTAATATCTCATATATAAAAAGAGACTTTGAAGAAATAGAAAATTCTGAACAAATAATGCTAGATAATATAATAAAGTATGGAGATGCACTAGCTTTCTGTATTCTATCAGAAAATAATGTTCTAAATAATCTTGACTCTATAGACTTTGAATGGCTACAAAATCCCACAAATGGATTTATTTACTTCGACTATAACATTAATAGCATTAGATGCTTTTTAAGATCTAAGGGCCCAAATATTCAATTAAATGTGCCGGTTCTTTTCTGGTCTATCTCAAAATTAATAGACCATATATCGGACAAAGATAAGTTTAACATTATTACTAACAACTACGCTGGACTTCATATTGCTAAAAATCTATGCACAGTCTATCAAAATGACAAGTAAAAGATATATTCATAAAAGTAAAAAAGACCGCGATACGAAAACAACATTTATTATCCTGTGTTCTCAAAAGTCAAACAAAAGAGGCTATAGTAACATACCTCTTTTGAAGACCAATAGTTCAGAATATCTAATAGATCAACAGATAAACGTAATAAATAACCTATACAAAAATAATGAGATAATTGTCATCTCCGGGTTTGAAAATGAGAAGTTAGTTTCTCATATAAGAGAAAAAGAATATCAGACTGTTAGAGTCTTGAATAATCAGAACTATAAAATGACCGGGGCATTAGAATGTTGGATTTTAGGATTAAATGTTTCTTTGGCACAAGACACGTATATAATACATGGAGACAGAACATTTGACGAGTCGTTTTTGACTAATGCAAAAGACACTCATACCTTTGTTCATGACTTCAACAAAAATAATTACAATCTAGGAATATTATCTGAAGATAATAAGTTGCTTAATATATCCTATGGTTTACCAAATGTATGGTCAGAGATATTCTTCATCAGTAAGGAAGACTTTCATACATCAAGAGACTTGATAAACGATTGCAAAAAAAGAAAACTCTACAGCATCGATTCATTTATTAACGCCTTATCTCAAGAAATACCAATCTCTGTATTTTCCAAAAAAGGCTCAAACATCAAAACATTAAAAGAAATAGAAATATGAAGATACTCTTTTATAGGTATAACTACGACTCTAGTTTTGAATCCATTATATCTGCTATATCCGAAACTAAACATCAATTTGGATATGCTTCTGGAGAGGTAAATCAAGAGGCAATAGCTAATTTTGCCGCCGACATTATCATTCACAATATACCAAATGCGGAATCTTTTCCAATTAGAAATAATGGAATATCTATCAATATCAATGAAACAAATAACAAGCACTCATTCTCTTTTGTAAACGAAAGATCTAATAACTATATTGGAAAATTTGTTCATCTAAGAGATAATAAAGTTGATAATAAAGATGTAGAAAAATATAGTTCTGACATTGTGTACATTGGATCACCAGCAATATTCGGGGATCTACTAGAGTATATCACTAAGATAGAATGCTCATTTAAATTCTTTACCCATCAGCCTCATAATATCAATGGATACTGCGGCATGTGCAATGTAGAAGATTACTCTAAATTTTACAGGTATTCAAAAGCTTGTCTTGTAAAGGATGACGATGATATTCGCATTATGGATATTGTGGCTTCAAATGGAAACCCTATCGTTCATAATGGATTCAACACAAGAGAATGCATAGATAAAATTCAAAATGCTATTAATCAAAATCAAAAATATGTTGTTGACAAATTTAACAAAGAAGATATACTAGCCGGTCACACCTCATTTGATAGGGCTGCAAAAATCTTCAAGACAATAGGATTAAATAAGATATCAGAAGAAATACTCAAAAATAAAAGGCACAGACTGGCTAACCAATGAAAACAATGATCTGCTTAGAGAATGTATCATATTCTCAGTTTAACTATGAGTCTATAGAGTACATTAATACTCTAACGAGGGTATCAAATGAAGAAGTGTGCTTTGTTTCCCTAGACCAGACTATGCCATTTATGGATATAAATACCGCAGTATTTTCGCCAATGGAAATGGATTCATTCAATAATGGGGTAATAATATCTCACACAATCAAAGGGGCGGAATTGGTTCTTGGGTGTTCCAATAATTCCAAAAAGGTGTTATATCTGTACGACTTAGACTGGATGTTTCAACCCATGTTCTATCACGATATACATAATGTATTATCAAATGAAAATTTGAGAATTATAGTAAGATCCGAAGACTATTTAAAACCATTGAGTAACATCTACAAAACAAAAAAATCACTAGCAGTAATGAATAACTTTAATCTGGAGGAAATATGGAATTCGCTTTAAAAAATAAGGACAAGATATTGGATATGTATAGTAATGGATGTAGTAGTTATGAAATAGCCGAATCTCTAAATACATATTCTACCAAGATACTTCGTGCATTAAAGTTTCTGGGTAAAGTTCTACATAATGATGAGACTCACTATAAAAGAGACTATTCTGATGCACAAAGACTTGCATTAGAAAAGGGCAGAGCTAAACATCCGACAGAAGGAAAAAGTCTAGATAAGAATCACAAGGAAAAAATAGGAGCATCAAGATCAAGAGCATATCACTCTCTTTCTGACGATGAAAAACTAGAAATATCCAAAATCAGTAAAAAGAACTGGGACTTATTAGGAAAGTCTAAGCAAGAGGAAATCAGACTCCTAGCTTTAGAGAGTGTGAGAACTGCTAGTAAATTAGGTTCTAAAACAGAGCGTCATCTTCATAATGGACTAATGAAGAGTGGATATACGGTTGATTTTCATAAGACTGGACTAGTTTTTGGTAATAATCTTGAAGTAGATTTATTCCTACCAGAAATAAAGACTGCTATAGAAATCGATGGTCCCGGCCATTTTATGCCAATATGGGGAGAAGAAAAGCTTGCAAAGCAGCAAATAGCGGACATGGCAAAGCAAGGTATTCTATTGAATAATGGATACGTGATACTAAGAATTAAGCAGATCGATAAAAGTATCTCCTTGACAAAGATGAATCATCTGCTATCATTGGTCTTGAAGGAAATAGAAGCGATTAGTACTAAGTTTCCGGAACCTAAGAATCGCCTAATAGAAATTGAGGTAAAAGATGGTCAAGCAAGAAGAATCTGAAAAACCAAGCATGTTGTCTCCAGAATGGAATGACTATGTAATGACATTTTTCACAGAAAAAGAATTGATTGATGGTAATCCATTGACTGCGGGGCTTAGACGAGTGTCTGAGTTACTTATTGGAGAAATTATCTCAAGTAAGCCAACTCAAGTTATGAGAACTGAAACCAATGATCCAATTGGTAAAACAACTGTGGTTTATGAGGTTCAGTTCCTAGTGGTAAGACCTAATGGCGAATCGTATATTAAAACCTATGCGGATACAGCAGACGTTTGGGCCGGTAATACAGACGATATGTTTGCCGTCCACGCCCCCGCTACAGCCTCTACAAAGGCCGAAGGTCGTGCTTTAAGGAAGGCACTTAAGTTGCGAGTTGTTGCGGCAGAGGAGCTATGCAAGAAGGATGTTTCTCAGTTCCTTTCTCAGCAACCAAATCAGATGGATGAAAGAATCAAACCAGAGCAGATTAAGTATATCGATACTAACTGTAAAAAGCTAAATATTGACGTACTCAAGTTCATCAACGCTGGTGAGAAGGTATATAATAGTATATACGAAGTGAAACGTGATACTGCTGCCAAGATGATCGATCTAATAAATAAGATCAAGCGAGGCGAGCAGAATCTTAACAAGGATTTGATTGGCTACAAAGAAGATTGGAATAATACATGAAAGTAGAATATTTTGTCCAGATCGGTGGTAAGAATGTTGTAGTTTCAAATGACTGTGAAACTGATACAGACGCTTTTAAGTTTTTGCATCACATGCATGAGCTTTTTGAGGACAGCGTTTGTACCCGGAATGGTCAAACATCCGATAAGGTTCGTGTGAATGTTCGCACAGACAAGGATGAGAATGAGTACTACGAGATGGTATGTTATGATGAGTCAAAGCCCGAGTGTAATTTTGCCAAGCGGTCGTTTGGCGTAAATAAGAAGGGCGGCGGTCTATTTCCAAAGAACAAGGACGAAGCTGGAAAATGGAAGCCTTGGAGGAAGTATAACAAGGAAACCGGCAAGGACGAGTGACCTAGAGTATGGCTCGGGCCAGAATCATCTGGCCCTAGCCATTACCTAATATGGAATAAAAATGAAATACTACAGACTAATATTCAAGATAGAAAATAATAAAGTCATGTTTAGCGACATTATCGAACAAGATATAGCCAAACAGGACTTAGAATCAATGAATTGGGATTCGCCCATTATAAAGCATGAGATAGCCGGTCACATACATTTTCTAGCACTAGATCGTGATTATCTAGATGCTATGCTTCTTGGTGTAGGAACATATCAATCTCTAGCTGGAATCATATAAGTGGATAAAACTCCCTGCGAATGTCCTCTGGCTGGATTCTGCCAAAGGCATGGTGTAGAAAAATCCTCTCACTTACATAAACTATGCCAGAATCACATAGGATACTATAACCTATGGGAACAGTGTAGAGGTCCAAAACAAAATCCAAGCGATTGCACAAAAGCCTCTATTCCAGAAAAGGTAGAGCTTCCATCAACAATGGAAATGGCTAAAAACCTAGCTGTATCTACAGCAAAGCATGTAGCCAATGGAATGCAAAATATTACTCCCGAAAAACAAAAAGAGCGACTAGACATCTGTTCAACATGCCCTTTTTTAGTTGAAGACGGAAGTCGATGTGCTAAGTGCGGATGTTTTCTAGAAGTAAAAACTAAATGGGCTAGTTCTAGTTGCCCTATTGGTAAGTGGTAATCATTCTGTAATTTGCCATTGTATCAAAGAATCTTGTTGGCATGGACCGGTGCCTATTGGCAATGCATCGCATCCACAGTCTGATGACCACCAAGTTCCACTTCCTCCAGATCCAATAGAGCTAATTGCTGGAACCACTTGTCCAGCAGTTCCCACTGGATTACATCCACAGGTTGAAAAATCTGAACATCTATACTGAGCGTCACAAAGTCCATTATTTAGATCCGACTCGCATTCACAAAGGGTCATATATCCAACACTTGGTTGTTTATTTAGATACTGATTAGAATTACAAATCCACTTACGAGAGTATCTAGTTCCATTTTCCAATAATTGATATGCTTTTCCATCACAAGAGTTTAATAGCCATGATCCTATAAGTGGTGATGCAGTTTCAAAAACGCCAGATGTTGTACCGCTTCCAGACTGACAATAACAAACAGTTGGGGTTGGAAGTAATTGTCCAATTGCACCAGTAGATCCATTTAATACTGCCGAGTCAAAAAACTTACCAACAGGTCCATCTAGCCTAATGTAAGTACCATCCCTTTCTTCGCAGTTTCTCAGTCCACATCCACTACATTCTGCTCCGCTGGGACAATACCAGTATTTTCCAGTCACTAATGTTCCTTCATAAGAAGTTCCTACAAAAGCTGTACAATCTCCCTTTTTAACATTAGTTACATAATCACACTTAGTATTCGAACAATTGCAGCCCGGCTCTCCAACCATTCCTAGACAAGATTCTACAGGCCATGTTTGTACTCCATGTAAAAAGGTTGGTGGGTCTGATGGAAAATCCTTGCGACCTATTCTATTTAATGAACATTCAACATCTATCAATATCTTGAATGGATTAAATAAACACTGATCGCTTCCACTAGCACTGATTATGCCTGACGATCCATTATGGGAAACTCCAAATTTGTCTAGATAGTATCCCATAGACTCAAAACTATTTGTAGTAAATGTCTTGGGTTCATGAGTACCCATTTGAATAGTCGAGTTCGTATGGACCGGAATCGTATCTTGACATCCGGTTCCTCCAACAGTACAACTCTTTACATCAGATGTAAACTTCCATCCGGGATGTATAACTCCAATTAGAGGTAGATAACTATCTACAATAATTTCAGTATCATCTATACCAATATCACCAATACATTCTTGAACTAAGTCGTCATTACACCAATCAACAAATCTTAATTTTTGTTCATCCAGCAAGTCTTTTCCTGCTGCAATTAATTCTCCATCTTCAGTATAGCCATACAATTCAGCATTTTTAAATTCGTTGTTAGTTGTGCAAATCGTAGGAGATCCAAATGGAGCTATACGAGTCCCAGACTTATAGCTATGTCTTGGAAAGAATAACTTATTACACCATAGTTCTCCTCCACAAACCGTAGAGTCTTGAACACAACTATGTTTCTTATTTGTTGCAAATATTCCATTAAATCCAGATGGACTATAGTATTCTGAAGTTGAAAAAACAGTCCCCGTATTTCTAATTGTCATCGGAGTTCCGGAGCATTTGAAAACGCCGCTAACCTTAGCCATTGATGGAATTAAATGTCCGCTAGCAACCGCTGGTAAAAAGGTGCTGGAGTAGAATAGATTAAAATAATTCCAAACTTTTGATCCTAAAGCAAATAACGAATTCTGATATTTGTAATCTTGTCCAACATAAATCCCCGAAGATGGATTGATACTACAAGGAGGATTATAAGCTGGAGTCACAGTGTCCGCTAGCGAAGCATAATTTATCTGTTGACATCCGGAAACTCCAGAGCCATAATTGTACACGTAGGCACCAGCATTCACGGGAGAACAAGACCCTTCCACTATCTCATACCATGTTCTATCATGCTCATGATATTCTCTAGAAATATACAATTTGTATCTGTCACCAAGACAGTCAATCTTAGTAACTATGGCAACTTCTGGATGACATTTCTTTTTTCGTACCTTAATCATTCCTGTCGGAATAGAACCGCTAGAATAGATAGGATTACCACAAGTCTTTGTATTTACCGTAGAATTAGCCTGACAATAGCCCGTATCTCCGGAGCTTAAAGTACAATCAAGACTGCTAGCGTTTGTACTAGCCGTATAAGGATATCTCCTAAGAGTATTACACTCTTGAGTATTCAAGAATGGATAATTTAATTCATGTCTTATTCCGCTGACAACCCCATTGATTCCATGACTCCAATCATACCAATCTGTTGACTTTATTTGAGATCCTAGCTTTATACCAATAAATGGCTGTGGTGTTGGACAATTTATTAATGTTGGTGCTATTGAGTCTGTTCCCATCCAATAGACGCTGGCACAAGAGGCACTTGATCCGGACACTAAAACCAAACCGGTACTGGTTAAGGTATATTTTGCAATTAATGAAGGATCTTTGCACTTACAATCACACTCATTTAATTGATAACTAGCGGGAACTCTTCTTGGAGAAATTCCTTCATATCCTATTGCATTTCCACAAGAACATGTTACTTCTCCACTACCTGTTCCTGTTGGACATGTGTTACAAAGAGTAGCTCCGGTACATTCCAAATATGCTCCGGGACCATACCCGGCAGCATTATAGCATCCATAAAAATATGTTCCGCTTGCCGAAGAAAGCTGACATCCGTATGTATAAACACTTTCTCCGGGACAAATTCCAAACGGATTGACAGCACTAGTAAAATCGTTGGAATTTAAGCATGTTGAAAAGTCTTTATATTTAAGTCCACGATCAGTTAGTTTTCTAAATATTGGAACGTTTTGTTCAGCAACTAAATACAATGTTGTCTGTAGATCTAAATCTCCGTTTTCTCCGATTCTCGCTGGATAATGATGAGAGCATTGGCTTGAATTTCCCCAGATCAATCCAATAGGATTTCCTCCGTAATATATATCTGGAAAGTATGGATCATTTAAGTATTGGTGCAAATCATTACATGCTAAATCAAATTGAGCAAAGATTCTATATCCAGCACCTTCTGCTCTTAGATAATCAGCGTCGAGATAAGCACTGGCAAAATCATTACATCCGGTAATTTCTGTAAGACCGGCACCACCTCCAATTTGATTACTAGTCCAGCCCAATATAACACCACTAGCTTCTGGAACTGTTACGGGATATAGAGTTACATTCAATCCATTTACACAAGAGCATGTATTTCCAGTATAGTAACTGCCATGAGTTGCTCTCAAAGAATCCCCGCCACATGCTGATAGATTAAATCCACTAGAACATGTAAAGGAAGGCTCTAGTTTGGCCTTGCCAGCAGATCCGGCAGATCCATACTTACAGTAATTGTGACCATATCTAGTTCCTAATTGCTGCCATATAAACTCGCTATCTAGTCCATTTATCTCTAGATTAAGAGTAGTATTTTTCATGCTTGTAGAGACACACCCAACACAAGCATCGTCTACCTCTAACTCTATTAAAAATGGAACAGCGGATGTAGGCCAGCCATTGGAGGTATTAAGTATATTTGTTAGAGTGCCAGTAGTATTGAAATCTAAATAAGTTGCACTGCTTGAGCAGCAAGTAGACGAGCTTTGTTGTGTACAAAAATAAGGGGCGATAACTTGCTTATTACCGTCCGCTAAACCCCAGTATCCATATCCACTTCCAGAAACTTGAACAAAAGAACCACCTCCATCATATGTAGAAGTAGATCCACTAGACCATGCAACTCCTCCAAATGGCTGGGGTTTTGGTGCGATTACATTCCAATACATTGGCTCTGTAATGTTGCCGGTTGGATTCGCATTTGTATAAGTTTTATCTTGATGTAGTTTTGAGAACGCTTCTGTTATAACGCTCTTTCTATCCTTTGTCTCTTTTCCACATAAGTTCATGATATAACCATAGGTAACATATGGTTGCCTTGGCATACAAGCATAGTTGGACGTTGGAAATGGATCGCAAGCCCCACTTTGGGACAATAGTCCATTAAGCTCTCGTTGGCGATAGGTCACCTGATATCTCGGATCTTTACATCCATAACCCGTTGGATTCAAATCAAAATTAGGAAATGATGCAAAAGTCAACGGACTTGGTATCTCTACATGCTCTGGAGGACTTTGACCAGCAATGGTATCAGAACAATCACATCTGCATGGACTTAATGGTTTTGTACCTCCCCAAGCACTCCCGAGATTAAGGAACATATGTACTTCTTGACCAGCCAACTGCCTTTTAAGGTCATTTATTCCTGTTGGAATATTTCCTTGATCTTTCCATCCTCCCAGTGGAAGACCACTGGAATTAAAAGAACAATCATCATTAAAGTCACAGCCTCTGTACACAAACGCTAGTCTTGGAATTCTATTTGTTACATAGGTTTCTGTTTCTGTAACGCATTTGTTGTATCTATCATATTGTGTTACGCAATCAGGAAAAATCTCTAATGAAGCATATTTACTATAGCATGTTCCATTTCTGGCTTTTCCTCTATTTAAGACCTGATCAAATCTCTTGAAACTATCATATAGATCGGTATTGAAAAAATTACCATAGTATGAAAATTGTTTTTCAAAAAGCGGAAATCCAGTAACTGGAACATTTCCAGAAGCTATCTTATATGATCCACCAGATTCAATTATGACCGGATATCCATTGCCACTAACAGACGGATATGTATAATCTAATCTGCCAGAACCGGACAATCCACTTATTGCAGCAATAGTATCGAATGAATTATAGTTATATCTCCATTGTCTATCTCTATTTGACTGTAGTATATTTTTTGGATTATTGAATACTCTTCTAAAATCTGTATGATAATTAGCAGAGCTTGAAAGCTGTTTATCTCTATCAGAGACTCCATATGCACTCAACCCACAACATGTCTGTGGATCTTGCGTATTAAACGCAATCCAGTGGCCGCTTTTTCCTATACTAAGCGAAAAGTCCCCAGTCGGAATACCGTTTATAGGAGAGTTTCCGGTAGACGATCCAATAAACTTAACAGAAGTGAATGTAGAAGAATGAGTAACATCAAAAATAGTATATACGTTATTGTAAGATCCACTCACATCATTCTTAATACCAATAGTCATTCCATTCCTTAAACCGCTAGCGGCAACAGGACCAGAAAATGATCCATATGATAGTCGGGCTTGAATAAAAGAAGAGGATGCTATACTTCGATATATACTACTAGATTCGGTAAAATATCCAGCGTATTTTCCCGCTGCGGCACCGTCTGGATAACAACCGGATTTATAATCGTAATAAGATGAACTACCAGAAGCTCTTAATCTTGATGGTTCATAATTCTCGTACTGATTAGGTTTGTATCTGATATTCTGTTTTTCATTGCCAGAGCAATCTATTAAATAACCAACAGGCTCGTAAAGATTGGGAGTTTGATGACAGTTCTCTAAGCTGATCAATCTCCATGCGGCACTAAGATTCTTGTAAATCTTGGTATTGAAATTAACCTTATTGCCCCATCCAAAGTTTTCTGGAAATTGCTTAAAAATCTGAGTAGGATTAGATGTTGCACATGATGGCAAGTCTGAAGCAACGCCAGCAACTAGCCCGGCGGTTCTATTTATAAGATATACCTCCGCACCTCCCCTACCAGCACCACTTCCTTCTAATCCGATAGAGGAATAATGCTTAGAAATTCTAGTGTCGGGGTCATAAACTGATCTATAAAATACGTCAGGTCTTTGTTCATTAAAAAATGGTCCGTATGTTACGGTAGTACCATCCTCATTGCAAGATTTCTCGGCTTTATAGTCTTCGTCAAAACCATCAAAAAAATCGTAGTATCCGTTAGAATATGTTGCCCATCCAGAAATTAGTACTCCACTAAATCCCCAGAATTGTGGATTAGCAGTAATAGATACCCGAATATTTCTAGATATAGAAATTCCTTGAGTTCCTATATCGTCATTATGATAACTAGCACCAGCAGAACAGAACTCAACATTAACACATTGTTTTCCGCAGCTATAACACTTCGTATCATTCGTCTTGGTTATAAAAGCCATATATGTTCCTAGTTATTGATAAGTGCAGTATCCTCTCCACAATATTCGCATGTCTTGTATCCCTGTGTTTGAATTTTCATTGTGCAAGTTTGTAATAATCCATTATCACATTCCACATGTGTAACAACCTGTTGTGATTTGAACTCTGCCTGTAATACCCAGTGTATTGGTAAAGATTCTGTATTAACTGTAGCATTATTTGGATAGATATTTATATTGCATTCTTGATTAGGTGTAAATCCTCCAGATGGAGAAAGTGTTGCTCCTGTTAAGGCATTTCCAGTAAAAGAAAGTGTGATATTTGTGCATACATTACAGCCAGTTGATGATATTCCAAAACCTCCTGTAGTATATCCGCTTCCCGCAGATAAGACCGTAAATGAGGCTCTACCACTCGCATCAACAGTAATTTTTCCAGAAGCACCAACTCCATTTCCACCAGTAAAAGTTCCGGTATTGACTTTTTTAGTTCGTCCAGTATAAACAGTAAATGCCAAGTCGCCCACATCAAAAGATTGTCTCAATGGATTCTCAATCAAAATCTTCTTATTTGTGGAAGATGAGTTGTGTCCACTTGAACAAAAATTAGTTATATGGCCGCAGTCTTGACAATCATTCGTCCAAATATTATAGTAGTCATTACTTGATACAGGATCAGTATTTGTTTCTCTAATGATGTAAGCCTCATAAAAAGGAAACTCTAAACCATTATAGTCAAGCTGTTCATAATATCCTATATTACTGCTATTATTTTGATATGCTACATATTCTGGATCATAAAGATTTCCAGTAGAATCAAAAGTTCTAATAGAAGTTGGAGCATTTCTAGTATATTGATCTCTACTATTACTTCTTTCTACTTCAAATGAGAAACTAGGAGGCGTATACAAATTAGTCATCTTTACAAGATACATTTTGGTTGTATTTCCGCCACCACCCGTCCAGACACCTCTTTCGTTGTCCCACCTAAGATCCACAGGACCAGACTTCCATAGATTCATATTCCAGCTTGCTTGTGGATGAAACTGTGTCTTATCGCCTGACTTGCCCGGAACAGGATTACCATCTGTGTCATACCCCCATCCGGTTAATACCATTGGAGATTTTAATCCAACACCCCTGATTCCAGAAACTTCTACAGTAGATCTTGCCCAGTGATCCTTTTCAAAATATAAATCAACGGGACTACCACTACCAGAAGGATATGGGCCATTTACTCCAACATATCCGCCACTTCCATTAACTCCAGAATCTAATGGATTATAATTTAATGCCATTGATATATTATGACCACCAGAACTCCATGGATCATTACTGACACTATGTCCTTTTGGACTTATTCCAGATAATTGATTAAATGGATTGAATGGATTCAATGTTGTGGAAGAAGGAGTATTCGAAGATACAGACCCTGATGGAGATGTCCAATATGGCATGTATGGACCAGCCCTAGAACCATCGGTGATATTGTTATATGGACAAAATATAGCATCCAATGAAACAGCAGAAACCAAATTCCAAGGAGTTCTATCCGCAATTCCACTAGAATTAGTAACTCCTTCTTTAAACTTTCCAGCAAGTTCTGTAAAGGAAGAGTAGTCTAGTATGCCGACTTGAGCCTGCGGTATTTCGTCCCATTTTCCGCTAACAACGGGAGAATCGGAAGCTCCATTAACCTCGATTCCAGTAGCTAAAGGGTTTCCCTGTGCCCTCAAAGTATGACTAATCTCTCCAACTAAAAGAAGAGATGCCGGTTTAGTTACAATCTGTGGATTATTAGTTCTTGCCATTTACCTACCTAAGTTTTATTTTCTTGATGTCATTAGATATTTTAGTCAGTTTCTGCTCTAGATCTCTAGTATTTTTACCAAATTTTGGGGAAATGGTCTTAAAGCTATATGTGGTTTCTATACCATCATTATTCACGCTTATTTTAATATCCGTAACTTGTTGTATCCCATACAGACTGTCACCTATTCTCTTTATTGATGGTGCCCCCGGAATGGTTATACTTCCTTCTTCTATTGCAAACAAAGCAAAATCATCTATAGCATTTGCCCTTCCTTGTGCAGCCAAATTCATTCCGGCGAATCCACTTGTTTGACTTAATGTAAAATTGCCAAATTGACCAAAATTAGTTGGAATTAAGAAATTCTCAGGAATTAAAGATTCATCCTGTTCGTATTCTATTTTGCCTCTAAATGGAATGTATTCTAAACTTGTCATCCATGGGCCATACACATATCTTGTTGATACTTGACTATAATTAAATGATCTTGGAACAACACATGCTTGAAAAGGAGTTAATACAGATACTATCTGGTCCTCCAGCATAGACATTTGTCTAACTCTACCAGAAGGTAATAAATCTCCCGGCTCATTAGGAAGACCGTTCTTGTTCTTAATTGCACTTCCCAGAAAAGCATTCAATCCATTTATGACTGGCATTTCGCCCATTCCTTTTCCGGGGGTCATTCCGGGTCTTGGAACTGGCAAAAATACTCTCGCTGTTTCAAACCTAACGAATGGAAAACAAAATCTACCATTATCCGGATAGTCTAGACCTTGAAGACCGCTAACAGCCCTTCTCAGCCAATCGTGTTGCGTTTGAGAGGGTATGCCTATGATTCCGCTATAACCATATTCAGCGGAACCAGAAGTTACAGTATCCAAGCTTTTTAAGAAAAGATTACCAACAAAATCGGGAGTATCATAATATATGGTTCCAGATTGTCCTTCGCCGCTGGGGATTAGATTATTCTCCGAAGTTTGAGATTCGTTATATTTCTTAGACAAGCCGGTTAAGATATCACTATAGGGAAGAGAAGCCCTGCTATAATAATTGTCATATCCGATAGGTAAAAATGAGTATCTGTCCTCTATATTTTCTGGAGCAGCATGAACAACAGTAACTCCAGAAACTCCGGACGTATTATAAACTACATTACCACTTGCATCGACAAAAGAAGGAGAGTATTTTGTCATACATAGTCTATCAAAAGAATACTCTGAAAAATTACATATCTGCTGTTGCTGACCAACAAGATTGGTTATATCTTTTGCGTATGTCGTATCGTACAATCCAGTATTTGAAGATAGAAAGTTATGATTATAGTTCAAAAATGGGGATACTTTTCCATCTTTGATAAACATATTACTTTGTGGAATTTCTCTTGGATAATAGTTTGATGGTTCAACATAGGCAGAATCGGTAAGCTCCCAAGACCTCTTAAAATCTCCAACTAGATTTTCACCATCCAAATCCTGCATTGCTTTTACATAGGGGACTGGAGCATACCAAGATTTACCATAATGCGTATCACCAATTTCCTTTACTTTTTCATGAATTCTTGGAAGAATATTAGTCTTGACATTAAATACGGCTTGAGCCATAGAAACATTAAATCCCAATCCGAATATTCCTTCACCAGATGCCGAAGGAGGATTAATCGGATCTCCAGACTTGTTAACATTCGTTGCAACAGTATAATTACGAGTTGGATACAAAGATAGGACATTCCCCAAAGCTAATAGTTGAGAAACGCCAGCATAGCCAAGACCTCCCCTAGAATTGATATTGTCTGTACTTTGATTTTGCTCGTCTTGATTAGCTCCCTTTTGTCCGCTCGGAATAACAGGCTGATAAAAAGCTTTAACCAAATTCCTCACTTTATTGTACTTATAGCCCTCAACAAATGCTTTCCAGCTTTCAAGAGATGCCATAGCACATCTAACTTCTAATAAAGATGCGGCATAAATACCATTGTGTAAAACTCCTGTTACAGAGATCGGCCCAAACTCACTCTTCATGTCAATTAAGATATAATCGTCAACATCTCTAGGATCTAAAAGAGGAGTCACAACAGGAATTTTTCTTGTTGAGGTTTCATCTAATCCAAAAGCGTCCGTTGTTGTATCCATTGTTGTTTTTGGATCTGCTACGCCAGTTAGTGTAATATCTCCCCAGTAATGTCGCAAAAGTTTTCTAGGAGAAGAGACTAGTCTAGTCTGATAACCCCCTGTGATTACCTTCATGGTTGTAAAGTCATTAAGCTTGATTGATATATCAGAGTTTTTTATTTTGACATCAGACAATTTATTTGGATCAAATAATGATGCTGAACCTGTAACTTGAACTGGAAAACTACCACCATTAGCTATAGACTTTGTTCCAACGTCGGTAAAACCCCATGAGCTATTAGTAGTCTCTATAACCCCGCCACGCCACTGACTTACTCCAGATGAATCTAGAGGATCTGAATATGTTGTACTTCCGCTAGGAGCTAATCCATAAGAATAATCACCTATGGGTCGCTTGCCCGGATGAATACCATTATTAGAACTTAAAACAGAGTCTTTTAAATCTGGAGACTCCAATCCTATTAGATTGTAAGCTATATTACTAAATGGTCGATACTGATTAAAGAATGCATTCTTATCTATGATCTGAACTCTAATTGTTCCACCATAATTTCCACCTAGAGGAAATTTTACAGGAGTCATACTTTGTCCTACACCAGCTTGCCAATTAAAAACCGCCGGTTCATTCATATACTGATCTTCATCTTGTAATGTTGGACTTCCGATTGTTGGATCAGTATAAATGTCGATATATGTAAAATATTCTAGATTAGCTTCGCCACATAAATGAGAAATTATTTCCGACAGACTCTTATATTGACCACCAATTCTATATTCTGGACCGAGCTTATTTACTATTTGATTGTAAAAATGTATAGCATCAAAATGATAATAGTATGGTATAGCTTCTTGATCATCATATAGATTGTAATTATGTCTACCAAATAGTAAATTCCCACCATGAGTTTTTTGTCGTTGGCTCTCACTTATTGGAGGAAGATGATTAATCCCAATATGTAAAGCCCACATTAACTTGACTAAAGGAATCCCATCCTTGCTCTTACTACTAAATCCAAAGTCTCCGTAACTAGCTCCTACTCCAAAAGAAGCATTAATATCTGTTGGAACTCTATATAATGGATCATCATTTTCCAATATTCCAAAAACATTAATTAGATTTGCAACATTCCACCATCTATAAACACCGGGAGTATTTCCAACAACAATATTGCTATTATTGTGTCCAAAATCCTGATTAGTCATTCCTGTAAAAAGGTAAGACCCTTCTTGTGAAGAACCCAATCCAGCATATCCGTCCAATATTACAGTAGTACTATCTAGAATAGTCATAGGACTACTAAGTTCAACAGAATAAGTTTTGCTATTATTCGAAGACCTAGAAAAAGAACTAACTAGCCCGATGTATTGAAATAGTACAACTCCAGACTGATTCTTTAATTCAAACAGCACTGGAGATCCAAGAACGGGAATTGTTAATCTGTCCCCGTCCGTATCACTCTCAATAAGTCTACAACTAAGACTCCCTCCTTGAGAAGACCAATCGGCAGAAACGCTAAAGTCTACTACTGTACATCCAAATAGCTTAATTTGAGCTAGATCATGAGTTGGAGAATCTGTAGATGTTCCAAATGGTTGAATATTAATTGGCATTTAGCTCGTCCTTTCATAAGTCCACTCAATACTATAGCTATAACTTCTTGTTCTTGCATCCCAGCTTTCATTTGGTGCAGAATGAAAACATTTTCCGTTAGCCACAGTAAAATTCGGATCATTTACAGGATTTGCAGCTTGAAAAATATCATTCAAACTAGAAGTTCGTAAAATACTAGGCTTTTCCGTTAATAACATTCTTTGTAATATTGATCTTCTAGTTCCTGATGTATCAATATTCTCACCACGATTATTCACGCTTCCAAAAGATAATACGCCAGTAGTACCCATAGTAAGATTAATTGAGAGACTTCTTTTGTATTCGCTTCTAGAATTTAAGTATTGAAGAACTGGTTGGCTTCTTCCAATTACTGGAGTAACAGAAAAAAGCTCGCCCGGATAAGTATCACTAATTTGAATACTTTCTGAAATACTGCCGGGAACTAAATTTGCCGGTCTATCATCATAGTTGTAAGTATAGCTAATAGTTCCAGCATTAAAATCTGTCGCAACAGACTTAGTCAATGGTCGTGGATGTAACCAAGGAATAATGCTCGGATTATTAAAATCTCTTAAGATTCCACGGGCATAATAATATGATGTAGATGGTATTCCAGTATCGACTACTCCTGTAAAGTAAGAGAGTGCATTGAAGTACGCATTGCCGCTGGCAGCAAATCCATCAACAGTATTTAAGCCTTGTATTGTACCTTGAATATTAACGGTATTTGAGTCATCTTCCCCGGTATCTTGATTTATAGTTATTGTTTCTAATACCGGAAATCCGCCACTGTACAAAGTATATGTTTCTGTTAAACTGTAAGAACCCGCCTCCCGGTCGATATTTTCTTGATAAACAAAATTTGCCGGTCTATATACCCCACTTACAGTATTTCCTATAGCTCTAGTTCTTAAGCTTGTGAATCCAGAAAGAGTTCCCGATCCGATATTCAGATAAGAGTGGATGAATCCGCTTGCTTGTTGCCATGGGGCAAGATTATTTATGTATGACCCATTTGAATCATATACAGGAGATCCTACAACAGTAATAGATCGATTAATATTGTAAACCTTATTGATATTCTGTAGTCTTCTGCCGCTTCCAGCAGTTTGGAAAACAAGCGTTGTCCTACCATCCTCTTGAACGTCAAAAGTTTCTGTTACATTAGAGACGTAATATCCGGAGGCTTGATTAAGATTTTCATTACCGGCAAATATCCCATTAGCACTTCCAAGGAAGTTAGTATTCCTAAGATTGATATTATAACCGCCCGGATTTGCCCATCTGCCTTCCGAGTCGAATGAAATGTCGTCAACAAATCCATTAAAAGTTATTCCAGATCCGGCATTGATTCCCGCATCCCATCCGCGAATAGTAATTCTGATTGGTTTAGCAACCCCACTGATTATTGGATTGCTGAATAGGTTTCTAATTAGCTCCTGTTTTCTAATAGTAGCATTGAGCCTGTCTACTCCTTCAACGTCTGTAATCTCTTCCGTCTCAACGTCCATTGTTCTTGTCCAATTAACACCACTAGAATATATTCCAGCAGATCCACCAGAAAAGTACGGATTGCCGTGAGTTTGAATTAGAGTCCCTTGTAAGGAAACGGTATAGTCTACCCCAAATCCGGGGCGACCAACGTTGTTATAAACTTGCTTATTAAATGAAACCAATGGTGCTGGAACAAGATAATAATCTACATTGTCCTTAGTTACTATAACTGGCATTATACATTCCTCATTTCTACGGTTTGTGTTTTAGTAGCCGCATTTGCCAACGCATTAGATACGTCCTCAAAGTTATTTGCTGTTCTTACTTCTTGCGATAATCCTTTAAATACTTGTGATACTTGTTCATAAACCATTGCTGTAATAGCACTGTTTGTCATGGCTTGCAGATTCGGGAGATTAACGGTCACGACTTGTTGCCCGTTTGTATCTATCTTTACCTCTTGAGGAGCATTGCTATTTGTTATATTAGATGGTATATTTGTTGGATTATTAATTGCATTAGCCCATCCTTGTGCATTTGGGACAGTATTTGGTATTTGTAGAGCCTCAGTTTGTGCTTTAGCAGAATTTCTTTCTTGCTCAAGCATTTGTGCAGCAGATTGCTGTTTTCTTCGTGCTTCTTTATATAGTTCGACATCTTGTTCTGGTGCCTCAAGACCTCCTTCTCCAAATGGAAGCTTAAAACCAAAAAGCGTTGGATCGCCTTTAGTCAGATAATCCTGCTTCTCTAGTTTCTTTTTCTTCAAATCTTCTAACCGGCTTGTTTCTTCCTGAGACAAATTTCCCTTTGATGCTAATGAATTTATTTCATCTTCCGCTGCCATTATTTCATCTGTGACCTGTCTCTGTCTAAATGATAGTCCATAATTTCCCGGAGTCTGAGCCGCCTCGGCTTCTAATTGAGTCATTCGATCCATTTTTTGCTGTTCTTCTTTATTAGCCGCTGCCGCTTTTGCATCAGCGGCGGCTTTTTCCGGGGCATTAAGAACGGCATCAACTTTATCATTAGCTTCTCTAGCCTGCTGTGTTGTTTTATTGACCCCTAAATCAGATTTGAGCTTGTCAACATGATCTCCAAACTCTTTAACTTTTGTGCCAAACATTTCATTATTTATTCTATCCAAATTAATTATGGCATCTCTAGCGATCTTCTCTTGATCAAATAGCATGCGAATTTTTTCTTCTTGTGTCTTAATTTGGTCTGCCATTCTTTGATCAACAGGAACTCTGTCTTCAACAGCCTTGCTTGCTAGTTGTTCAGCAGTCGCTGCGTCAACTCCAAATCGTCTCATCATTTCATTTTTTGTAATTTCTCTCTGGGCTTCTTTTCCAGTCTTTCCAAGACCGGGAATTTCAATATCTCTAAACTGATCGAATAAAGAAAAAACGTCTTTTTTCAGTGTTTCTGGAATTCCGGCAAAATTTCCCTGTTGTGAAGCTATCGCGGCAGCATTGAGAGTCGTTAGTTGCTGTCCAACTTCTTGGTCTGTTCCAGTTACTAAGTCTCTCACTATTGAGCCCTGAGCATCATTCAGAGCTTGGGTATATTCCTGTTGTGCTTTGGTTGAGTCTATGAGTCCGTCTAAGTATTGTTGCTCTATATTAATCTCGTCTCTTATTGTATTTGCCAAAGCGTCTGCCTGACCTCTAAGCGTTGCTAAAGCTTCTGCTCCTACATCAGCACCCGACTTGATAGCAAATCCTATTCCCTTAACATTTGATGATGTTTGACCAAGTCCTTGTGCTTTTGTTAATCCTTCAAGACCCAAGCTAGCAAAAATTCTCTCCCTTATTCCCTCTAGGCCTGATCCTGATGGACTCGTCACAGGAGGTTTGGGGGCAACCGGAGGCTTGGGGGCAACCGGAGGCTTGGGGGCAACCGGAGGTTCTGCAACCGGAGGCTTGGGGGCAACCGGAGGTTCTGCAACCGGAGGCTTGGGGGCAACCGGAGGCTTGGGGGCAACCGGAGGTTCTGCAACCGGAGGCTTGGGGACAACCGGAGGTTCTGCAACCGGAGGCTTGGGGGCAACCGGAGGTTCTGCAACCGGAGGCTTGGGGGCAACCGGAGGTTCTGCAACCGGAGGCTTGGGGGCTGTTGGAATATCTATCGTAGTTTGAGGTTCCAACAATTTTAAATCTTCTGCCTTTTTTTGAGCATTTTTAATTACATCAAAATTTTCATGAACATCTCCATATAATCTATTCACAGTGTCAGGAAACTGAGTAAATAAATCAGCAAGTTTTTGCATTCCCTTCTTGGCGTCTGTTTCGCTAGTAATTATCTCTTGTACCATTGGGCCGCTTCTTGCAAAAAAATCTGCAAATATTTCCTTATTACTCATTCTATAATCATAATTTTTTTCGCCCGGTTTCATTCCTTCTTTTTGTAAATATTCAGCAAGTTTTGGCTTGACAGCTTCTACTAATGTGTTCTGTAAAGTTCTAGGAATTTCACTGGCGTATTTCTGTACTCCCGGCATTAGGCTTTCTCCAAGAGACTCGTCTAGAACATGTCCGTACTCATGCTTTACTGTTTTAGATCCAGCCTTGGCTGTGTTAATCGCTATAGTTTTGGATTCTGGGTCAAATTGGCCACGAATGGACTGCGAACTACTCACCCCTTTAGATTTAAGACCTTTTAATCTTTTTATTGTCTCTGGACTTAATGATCCCATGATATTTAGTTCTTCATCAAATATATCCCTTTGCGAAGTAATTCTCTTTCCAATATATTTTCTATCAAAATCATCATTTATGTTTGATGATATATCTGATTTTATTTTTGAAGTATAATTATTACTAAAATTTGCAGGAGTGGGAATCTCTAGGTTCAAACCTCTAACATTACCACCAAAGACTCTATTTGGTAATGGTTGA